TAATTCGACCTTGCGGAGCTAGTGTGATATTTGGAACATTTGCAATAGCACTACTTCTTCCACCGCTACCCATTACACTAAGGTTAAGGTCTGCTATAAAGTCTGGCAATAAAGGACCTACACTAAATGATTTGTCTTGTAATGGAACATCAGGTGTTGGTATTGATATATTTACTACTTCGCCTGGTGTAAATGTTGTTCTACCTGGTGCGTTTGGCATAATTGGAACACTAGTTGTTGGTATTGTGTTTGCAACATTACTGCCTACACTAGACCCAGTTACATCTAAATTTGCTATAATATGACTTATATCTGGAATGTCTGGAATTGTAAAAGGGAAATTAATACTTGGTATTAGACCGATGCCACTGCCCCCAAGTCCTATACCTCCTATACCTCCTATTATATTGCCTGTTGGCAATGTTCCTACAATATTACCGTCTGGTGGATTGATTATGTTTGCAGTATTTGATGTAGGATCATCTACAATAGTAATGTTACCTGCAATAATGTTTGAGATGTTGCTGTAATCTACGTTGCCCCATATATTCCACCATGCTGGAATACCACTTACTCCTACTGCACCATCACTTTGGTATGAAGTATGAGCATATATACTGTCATCATATTCAATACAAGTAAACTTAGCACCCAACATAGCATCTGCTGTTTCTACTTCTGTAACACGCATAACTCTAAACAATTTGTTTGTATATCCGTATTGACTGCTTGTAATTTTGACAACATCACCTACATCATTAACAATAGCACTATAGTCTGCTGTAAAGTTTATAACTGTGCTTGTTCTACTTTGGTTAAGGTCAATGTTTGCTAAGTTACCCACTCTACTTCTATCATTAACTAAGTTAAATCTAGTGTCTAGTGGATTGTCTGGCTCGTTGTTGTTTCTATCACCACTTGGTGTGCTTACCACAATAGTTTGTGTTTGGTCTTTTTTGTCAACACTAGGATATTCAGCATCAATACTGTTGTATAAACTGAATAATTCTGTTGACGTAATATCAATTGAACTTACTATGTTGTCATCATTAAATATATAAGCCGCATTCTTTTCTGCGGTAGTAGCCGCTCTGTTTGACACAACTTTAAACTTACCTTGTTTAGGATCGTAAGCAAAGTATGCCGCACAACTTCTACATAATTCATTAATGTTTCTTTTTACTGGTTGGTAGGTTGAACACATACCATCAATTTGCCATCTATTGTGTTGTGCTGTAACATTACCTGTTGCTGTTCTGTAGTCAACTTGGGCCGTAGAATAGTCGTAGAGGTCGTTAAACGAGGTTAAATCAATATCACTACTACTAATACCAGCACCATATCTATCGTTTTGTAAGTAGTCTAAAAGCACGTTTGAAGGCTCATTTAAACTGTTGTTGATGTCGTATGTAATAGCACCTAAGCCTTGTAATCCGTTTTCAGCATCATAATCCATTTCAATAACTGAATATACAAGATTTTCATAACTTGTTGAAGCATTGATTGTGGTCATTAATGTGGTAGCCGCTACTTGTCCACTAGCCGCTAAAGGAAAGATTTGGTCACTTGCCGCTGTTCCGCCTGCATATACTCTACAACGTATCTTACCATTAATTTGATTAGATGTAGTAGCATTTGGATCTGTTGCTCCAGTAACTGTTGCACCACTAAAGATTAATTTAGTATCATCTCTGTAAATGTCATTGATAGTGATTGTGCCACTATCTGTTTTCTCACCAATAACCATACAATACACCATGGTGTTGTTTTGGTTTTTGATTTCTGCATCCACAATGATTGCACCAGTAAAACTTTGACCGTAAAACACAGGAACTCTGTTGTCTGTGCTTGGTGGTAACTGTATCTTAACACCTGGATCTTTTGTTTCCTGTTGTTTAGGTGGTTCCATTACCCCTAATGCTTTTGCTGTTCCTAAGGCTAAACCAGCACTAATAATACTTGTGGCAATAGTAGCCGCTATACCGGTAACACCGATTGCTCCTACGATTGCTGTTGCTATTGCTGTAAATACTGCCATCTACACACCCTCATATATATAATTTGTTTCTATAGGTCGCCAACCTCGTTTTTCTAAATCAAAGTCTGGCGATATCTCCATGTTTGTGAGTGTAAAACCTTCTATCATTTGTTCTTTTACTAGAGTTTTACCTATGTTCACATATTCTTTTAGTAATCTATAACCCAATGATGACATTCTGTGTTCTGGTTCAACCCACCACGCAACTTCTTTCATTGTTTTTATTTCTGGTAACCATGCATCTGTTTGTATTTGTGCAATTAACATGCTTACTACTTTGTTGTTCTTTTCACCTAACAGTATGCAACCTTCTTTTCCAAAACTATCCAATAATCTTCTAATATACATATCATTGTATTCTGGATTGTGTAAAGCACTATAAGGTGAACTGTTGGCAAAGTTAATCATCATTGCCATTATGCTGTCATAGTCTTGTATTGTTGCTTGTCTAATCATATCTATATACCTTTATCTCATGAAGTTGCCAATGCCGCCGAAGCCTCCACCAAAGCCGCCTCCGAATCCGCCTCCGCCGTAGCCACCGCCATATCCTCCACCATAGCCTCCACCGTAAGTGTATTCTTTACCAAAGTCAAATGATACTTGGTGTAGGTCTGCTACTCTGTTAAATGTTAAGTCTGTTGGAAAGTATTTTTGTCTATCTGTCAAGTTAGTTCTTTGTCCTGCTACTTTGTTTTCTAAAATAGTGTTTACACTTGCACAACTAACTGCAACACTATTAGTATTCTTGCCTTCAACGAAGTTGTAGTCTTCACTGATGCTGTAATTAGTTATAATGCCATTGTAACGTTGAAACACATTAGCGGCATCTACACTATAATCATCATTAAAGAATGCTCTGTGTATTTTAACTACACCACCTTTAATTGCTGTGCTTAATATCAAACCCATATAGTCTTGGTCACTTGGTATACCACTTAAACTAAGTTGTATGTCACCGTTTGTTGTTCTTATGTCTTCTGGTATTTCACTAACACCTAAGAAACTGCCTAACTCTGTGTAAGTGTTTCCATCATATGTAATTGGCTTGTATGCACCACTTATGTAATACGTTGTTGCACCTAACGTAAGGTCTACTAACATTGCATGTTTTATATTGTTTGTGCCGGTAACTGGAGGTATACTTGTTGCCATGTTGTGTCCTTATGTTGTAATTATTTCGACCATTTCAAATGCACTTTGAAACTGTATTCTATCATGTGGGACTACTCTGTATCCTGGTCGTTTTGTTAATTTAACTTTGAAGTGAACATTTTTACCAGTAAGTATGTTACCGCTAGTCATTGTTACACCGTCTTGGCTAATAACTGGTCTGTGAACAGGAACTGCTACACTACTTGATGTGCTGTATGCAACATCTGCCGTTACTTGATAAGGGTATCTGTAAGCGCCTGTGTTGCCCACTGGCTGTATAAAGTCACCTTTCTTGAACAATGTGCCACTTCCACTAACACCACTTGCATTGACGTTTATAGTGCTTCCTGAGACACTTACTAATGTCATTGTGCCACTAGTAACACCACCTTGATATGCTGTAACATAACTTAATCCGCTGTTTGTGTCACCAATATCAATTGTGGTTTCTTCTGTAACATCCAATGCATCAATATCTTCTAATAATCCTCTGTTAGTGCTGTATTGTAATGCACTATGCATGCCTACTTTGAATCTGTATGGCACGTTTGTTGCTCTTTCGGCAGTTAGGATTACTCCACTTCTACTTACTGATTGGGCGGCAACTTTACCTTTGTTAATATCAATGTATGTTGCGTTGTCTATAATTGTTTGTCAACTCATTATGCTGGTTGCCTCCTCGCACCTACTTGCGTTACGTTAAACAGGTATTCGGGATTTTCTGCAAGTCTGGCTTCAAAACTTCTGCTGTCAATTGCGTTAATGTTGTAATTTACAGTTGTGCCCATTCCCATTCCGCCACCGCCACTTGCCATTTCGTCATTTGGAATAACTGTGCCACTTGCTCTAGGAACAAATAGCTCTGGTCCTTCTTCACCTACAACATATGGCTTGCCTGCTGTTGCTGGTCCACCGTCTGCTAGTCCTGGTATAAGTCCTAATAGAGGTCCTGTAATAAACTTTTGTATAAGTGCTTTGGCTAACACTTTCTTAATATGGTCTGCTAAACTGCTGAAACTCATTTTACCAGTTAAAACTGCATCTGTGAGTGCATCTTCTAATAACTGTCCTGCTTTAATAAATCCTTCTGCTAATGTTCTTGTTGCATCACCTAATCCGCTGTTTCTAACTGCTTCTGCTATACTTTCAAAAAACGCTTTAATGTCTTCACCCATTAATTCGAATGTTATTTTTATAAAGTCAGCAATATTAAGAATTGCCTTATCAGCATACTTTTCTGTTTTACCGAAGAATTCATTTATTCTGTCTTCACCAAATACTTTGTTAAGTGCTTGATCTAGATAATGAAGTGTGCCTTGTGTTCCTGTAACAAAAACTTCATCAATTGCTTCAGCGGCTTCAGTTGATTTGCCTTTTAAATCTTCTAGGAAAGTTAATGCACCTGTAATAGATTCCGGATCTATCAAAGGAAGTTGTAAACTGGTTTTGCCTTCTGCTTCTGCTTTTTTTATCTCAGCAGTTAGGATTGCTATTGCTTGTTTAACATTTTTTTCTGTTAGTGGGAATGTTGCACTACCCATCTCTTTTTCAAGGATATCAGCCGCCCTTCCGGTAATCATATTCCATGCATCTAAGTCAAAGAAGTTTTCAAGAAATCCTTGTCCTTCAATTTCTTGCAATTCAGCTAAATTCTTTTTGAGGTTACCTATATCATTAGTAATTAGACCAACAGCATCTGCGGCACTAAGCAAACCGTTAATTAATTGTGCAAATGAATTGTAAACGTTAACAATACCTACCACAGTTTTTTGTAATAATCCGAGGAATTCTTCTTTTAAGAATTGTCCAAACTCTTGGAATCCGCCACGTGCTTCTACTTCTGCTGTAATTGTGTTTGTTAATGAAGTAACAACTTGTTCTAATGCTGGTGCTAAACTTACTAACAATGCGTTAGCGGCACCAAATGCTGATGTAGACAATGTGGTCAAACTGTCTTGTAAATCTTCTACTTTCTTAATGCTATCTCTAGATAACAATATGCCAAGTTTTTCCATCTCCTTGAACATTTCTTTAAGGCCGTCACTACCATTCCTTAAAGCATTAACTAACTCAGCACCTTCACTGTCGAACGCCTTAAACGCAAGAGCTAGTCTTTTGGATTCATCTTCTGTGTTAGCAATACCATCTGCTAATGCAAACAAGGCTTCTTCGGCACTCATTGCCCTTATTTCTGCGTCTTTTAATCCTATTTCACGTAATGCTGGACGTAATTCACCAACACCTTTTTTGGCTTCACCTAATCTACGTGAGAAACGTCTAAGTGCTACACTACTTTGGTCAAAACTTACACCGGCTATTTCAGCCGCAAAGCCAAACTTTTGAATTAAGTCGGTTGAAAGACCAACTGTATCTGATATCTTACCTAGTCTATCAACAAATGCAATTTGCCTTGCTGTTAATAATGCCAAACCTGCACTTAAACCGGCAACAGCAATCGCCGCCGCTTTAACTAAGCCTGTAAATAGTCTTAAACCTGCACCTGCAACTTTTAATCCGCCGCTAAACGCAGTTGTGCTTAATTGTAATAC